AGATACGTATAATGATTATAATGAATCATCTCCTGGAATGATGATCATAGAAATGGCTTCGTTTGTGGGTGATGTTCTTTCATATTATATAGATGACTCATTAAAGGAAAGTCTTCTTCCATATGCACAAGAACGAAAAAATATTGTAAATCTTGCACAGTTTTTTGGATATAAAATTCATCCTATTACTCCTGCTACAACCAGATTAAACGTATATCAATTAGTGCCTGCTACTGGGACTGGTATTAATAATGTACCGGATTATTCATATACATTAACTGTAAAATCTGGAATGGAAGTAGAATCTGCTATAGATCCTACTGTGCGATTTAGAACTGAGATCCCAGTTGATTTCGGGTTTAGTAGTTCGTTTGATCCAACATCTACAAGTGTTTACAGTAGAGATTCAGTTTCTAGCGAACCAATATTTTATTTATTAGAAAAGCAAGTAGATGCTTTAGCTGGTGCTGAAAAAACAACCACATTTACAATTGGATCTGCAGAAGAATTTAAGACATTAACAATAGACAGCACTAAAGTTGTGGAAATATCATCTGTTACCGATTCTAATAATAATACGTGGTATGAAGTTCCGTATCTAGTCCAAGATTTTGTGTATATCGATTACGCCAATACTGACAGATACGACACAGCCCTTTCTTCTCATAAAGATTCTGTGCCATTTCTTCTTAGAATGCTTAAAACTCCACGGAGATTTGTTACTAGACTAACTGAAGAAAATAAACTAGAAATTCAATTTGGATCTGGTGTATCGTCAGATGCAGATCAAACATTAATTCCTTCTCCTAAGGATATTGGACTTGGAAATAATGCAAAATCATTATCTGATCCGATTGATCCTCAGAATTTCTTTTCAACTAGAACATATGGACAAGTTCCAGCAAATACTACACTAACTGTTAAGTATGTTGAAGGTGGTGGCCTATCTTCAAACGTATCTGTTAATGATCTTACTAGCATTCGCAAAATTGAATTTGAAACTGAAGATGAAACATTTACCTCAGCACAATCAATAACGGTATCTGAATTGAAACAGAGTTTATCTGTGACTAATACAGTTCCAGGAACAGGTGGTAGAGATGAAGAACCATTGGAAAATATTAGGAATAATGCTATTGCATATTTTGCATCACAACAAAGAGCAGTTACTAAACGCGACTACGAAATTAGAGCATTGTCTATGCCACCTAGATTTGGTAGCATAGCTAAGGTTGTAGTTTCACAAGATGCACACGGTGATGTATCAGTAAATGATGAGCAAGAAAAGCATAATCCATTTGCAATCAATATGTATGCATTAGGATACGACGCAAACAAAAAATTAGTAAACATAAACGACGCAGTAAAGGAAAATTTAAAAACCTATCTAAGTGAATACAGAATGGTAACTGATGGTGTAAATCTCATAAACGGATTTGTAGTTAACATAGGAGTTGATTTTTCGATTACTGCATTTAGATCTGAAAACAAAAAAGAAGTATTATTGAGGGCGATAGAAAAGGCAAAAGAATTTTTTAATATAGACAATTGGACATTTAACCAACCAATAAATCTTTCAGAATTAGAATTAGATTTAGCTTCAGTAAAGGGAGTTTCATCAGTTCAAAACATAGTTGTACGAAATTTATCAGGAGGTTTATATTCAGACTTCTCATATAATATCAAAAGAGCAAGACGAAACACTTCGGCAGTAGACGGATCTACAGAACTTGGAAAAATAATCTATCCTAGTTTAGACCCCAGTATTTTTGAGGTGAAATATCCATCTAAAGACATAAGAGGCAGAGTACTATAATGCATCATTTCATTTTTCCAAATAAAGACACTACCCTTTATATGCAGCAGTCGACCCAAAATACGGGTATTGATGAAATCATAGAAGTGGAAAAAAGCTTTTATAATGGTACTCTTAGAGAAAACGCTAGAGGTTTAGTTAGTTTCGATATCACTCCAATTTCAAATTCTATCGTCAGTGGTACAATTGCAGCAGGAGCTTCATATTATCTTAATATGACAATAGCAGATGCTAAGCAAATTCCATTGGAATATACACTATACGCATATCCAGTATCTCAGAGCTGGCAAATGGGAGTTGGTACTAAATATGATGGAGTAACAACTACTGGAGCATCTTGGCTTTACAAAAATTCTGCAGATTCTGCATCGCTGTGGGTATCAGGATCAACTACTGCAACTGGATCATTAGCAGCAAATACAAGTGGATCTGTTGACGGATCTGGTGGGGGAACTTGGTATACATCATCTGCTGCATCCCAATCGTTTTCAAACGAATCTTCAAATATCAGAATGGATGTTTCTGTAATTATGAGACAGTGGTTAAGTGGAAGTATTCCTAATCATGGTTTTATAGTTAAACATACTGAGGCAGTTGAAACTGACATTCAAGATTATGGAACATTGGCGTTCTTTTCAATGGACACGAACACAATTTATCCACCAACATTAGAAGTGGCATGGGATGACTCTTCAGTGTCAACAGGATCACTATCAGAGTCAACAGATTCTGATAGAGTAGTATACCTTAAAGATTTACGTAGTGAGTATAAGAGAAATTCTAAAGCTCGTATACGGTATTTTTCAAGGGCAAGATATCCTTCAAAAACATTTACTACTGGTAGTCAATACGATATAAACAATTTCTTACCAACTTCATCTTACTATTCAATTCAGGATGCAGTAACAGAGGATGTTATTATACCATTTAGCGATAACACAAAATTAAGTATAGATTCTAATGGTAGCTATTTCGATCAGTGGTTTAGCGGCTTTCAGCCTGAGCGCGTTTACAGAGTTGTACTTAAAATAGAGCGTAACAGTCTAGTAGACTATTATGATGAAGATAACGTATTTAAGGTTGTGAGATAACATTGACTAGAATTGTAAACATACAAAACGTAGGCATACAAACTTTTAATATAGACCCGACTACTGGAGAAACGGTAGATCTACAGTATGATATGCTTGATCCTACTGGCGAAGTAATTTTAACCGACAGTGAAGGTCAGCCTCAACTGAATATCAATACTATTAGTTTAGAATCTATTCAAGCACAAGTAGATTACGGTCAAATGATAAAATCTATTGATGTTACCATAGGAGAATTAACTGGAGGTGCCAGATCATTTGTGTTATCTGACGATGTATTTGGAACTTTATGTTCAGTAGAATTAGAATCTAAGGATGCACTTTCTATCTTAGTTGAAAAATTAAAAGCAGAAATTGAACGATTAACGTTACAGCTCACAGATCAATCAGAACTAAATAGAACCATATTCGAATTGAGATCTGAATTAGAATCATTAACTAATGATTTTGAAGAGCTAGTAACTGCAATAGAAGTACTACGAGAGTGCAATAGTTCCCTAGAACGTGCAGCAACTACTAGAGATGACGCAGTTCAACAGTTGAGCATAGAAAACAAAAAATTATCTTTTGAAAACGCTGCGCTTAGAAGCGAAGTAATTAGATTAGGTGGAAGTTTGAATAGCGATGATGATGGCAATAGAGGTGGACGTGATGGTGGTGTTGAACTAGATGGAGATGGCAATGTTGTTGTAGTCAGACCTATTGATGAAATTAGACGTATTGCTCGAACTGTAATTTCCGATATGAGTACTAGCAATACTAGACAACTTGTCAGTGAAATTGCTATCATACGGTCATCTACAGTAATGTCAGATATACATGATGCATTCGACACAATATTTGCAGAAATGAATCGACGTCAGCTTGAAAAATTACGAATAGACATAGATAGGTTAGAGCAATTACTTGATGATGTGTTTTATTCAACTAGACAGGACGATTTTAGATAAAATTTAAATGGCAAAAATAGATACAAATAGCATAAACGTAATCACACAGAACAGAATATCTGGTGGAGATGCAGAATTTTTTATAGGTTCTATAAATTCAATAGTAGATAGGTTCGGTGGTGGGCCAACGGATGTTATTGTTAAGAGACTATATGATAGAAATGATTTTTTGATTAATTCTATAATATCTACTGATATTCCTGCATATGATAAGGGCAAAATATCAGTAGATCCGGAATTAGATATTACTGAATTCGGATTTAGTAGTGGGGAATTTAAAATTATATACAATTTTTGGAGAATTTTGGTTGGAGATGTAGATTCTCCTGGAGTATACATAAGCGAAATTTCACCATCAAAAACTGAAGTTAGATTATTACCTACTAAGGGAAATGAAGATAGATTTAAGAGATTTGCAAATGCTAGCCTATCTGACGCAGAAATAAATAAAATGTTAGATTATATCTTTAAGCCTCCAACTGAAGCATACCCATTTACTGGGTTTATTCCTGAACAAATAATATCAGAAAATTTAACTCAAAACTTCAAGGAAGAACTATTTAAGTTTGATAGACACGGAAGTGCATCTCCTATCGAAATGGGCGCGTATTTTTCATATGTTCTTCCAAACAAATTGGATTTGATAATTAGTAACACTAGACAAAGTACGTTTGAATTTATACGCCTTAACGGAATATCAGATCAAACGGAATTTAAAGAAATACTTAAAACAGAATTTAAAAATAACATACGAGTAGCATTTGGTGAATAATTCAACTATATATGATATGGTAGCATCATTAAGCCCAGAGGGATCTGTAGACTTAAATAAAACTACATCATTCAATTCAAGTTTTATTGAGTTGAATAAGACATATGTGATTGAAATTAAATTGATCGGTGTCGGTTCTGTCGACAATATCACGTTTAATGTTGACACATCTAGTAATCTAAGTGCAGTAAATAACACTCCACTAAAATTAGACGGTAGCGACGTTGTAGTATCATATGTTATCACCAATACTTCTATAGGCGATGGATGGCTTTCAGTTTCAACGAATAGTGACAGGCGCAACACGTATCATTTTCTAGTGGGAATTCCAATTGAGCTTACTGCATCTGTAAATCATAGCTTAGTGATTACAAAGCAAAATGAATCACCTTCAGATGCACCTGTAATTTCTATAACATATGCAAACGCAGATAGCATAGTTATAATAGGTGGACCTAACACACTATTTAATACTGGAAATTCTGTTACACTAGATGTAGAAAATTCTACAACCCCTGCTACACTTAAGAAATTCTTTCCATTTACATTTTTTGATAATCAATTTGGACGTAAATCATTATTAGTATCTGCATTAAATTTAAATGGTAGAAGTAAAACTGAACCAATAAAGATTGAATTTAAATCATTTGACGTTGCAGAAGGCGAAGCAATATTTAGTGATCCTAAGATTAATAAACAGGCTATATTTTCTGAACAGGATATTATAGTATCATATGTACCTAGAAATACAGAAAGATTCTTTATAGATGACGGTGCAGCAGGTGGATTTGTAATACCTGATGTTATTGTAGGTCTTCAGAGCTATGAGAATATTGAAATTCAATATGTACTAGACACTAGGCCATTAGAAAGCAGAATAAGAGATATCAAAGTTCATAGTGGAGTTCCACTGGGCACATATAGAGTGTTTATTGAATCTGCTGTAAGATATGATGATGTTGGAGATACTAGAGTTTATATAAATTCTCTATTGACAATTCAGCCAGGAATAGCTAAGAGTTCTCTAACAATAAGCGAATTGACAGATCAGTTATTTATAGGCATTTGTGGTGATGTAGAAATTCCATTAAATATTAATCACATCATAAACGATAAGAAGGTACTTAGAAATATTCTAGTATCAGACGACGGAACAGAACAATTGATGTTTTCATACGTCACAGATGTTAATGATTCAATAGTGGCTAAATTATACGAACCTACTGAATCAACAAATTTAGATTCATTTTTCATAGCATATGAGGTTATGGATTCATCCATTGTTAATCTCAAATTTGAAAGAGGATCTGTAGTCGTACGTAATGAGTTGCGTGGTCCTAATTTTGATATTGATGATTCTATGGATTTGGGATTACCTATTTCCAATAACGAAATTGTAGGAGCTGACACTAGGAACGGAACTGCTATGTATAGGGCAGACGATTTGCTCAATTACAAAACAGATGCTGAGCATAATACAATATCAGACGATGATTTGACCGGATATGGATATATTTCTTCAGGTTCGGCAACTACTGACATTATGAATTCTGTATTAGGTGGAAGTAATTTCATTACAGATGCCAATCTAGATATTGATTACACATCGTTTAGTAATTTCGTATTTTATAGTTCAGCTGACGAAAGATTAACTAATTTCAAATACAAACTTCAGTTAATAGAAGCAGATCAGCTAAAGATAAATAATATCAATGATGGTGGAGCAGTTACAGGAAGTATATTAGTAAATAGAGAATTAGGAAAGCTGAGCTCTAACATAAATAGAATTAAAACAAGTTTCGACGGTTATGAAAATTTCTTATACCTTGACGAGGGCAATAGTTCTTGGCCAAAATCTAATGGATCAGTTATTCATACTTCTGGTTCTAATTCAATAGCATATTTTGCAAGTCAATCTACAATTGCTCAAACATATGACGATAGCAATTTTGATAGTTTGGCCAATTTATTGCCAGAGCACATTATACGAGATTCGGCTAACGTAGATTTTGTATTGTTTACAACAATGCTAGGGCAACATTTTGATATCATAAAATCTCACATCGATTCCATGAGCAATGTATATGTGAGAACACATACATCTGGAAGTGGAACTCCTACCGAACTTTTAAAGCCTGTACTTGAAGCGTTTGGATGGCAAATTAGAACATCTGGATCAGATAGGGAATTAACGGATTATATACTAGGTAAAAACCTAGATGGATCTAACTTATCATCATCTACTGCTAAAAAGAGAGAAGAACTTCTTCTTAGAAGATTCTTAAATAATCTTCCGTTCTTACTAAAGACAAAGGGAACTAGAGCATCAATTAGGGCTATATTCCATATTTATGGTATTCCTGACGGGTTTGTTCAAATACGAGAGTTTGGTGGGCCTACCCTGATGACTCGTAAGAACATCTATTATACATTTGATGATCCAATTGCAGAACTGAAATTGTCTGGCTCTGAACAGATAGAAATAGATTGGGTAGACTCTGATTTGTCTAGGAAGCCAGATTCACTTGAAATTAGTTTTAGAACAACAAATATTCCAGAGTTTAATTCTCCTGCAATATCCGGATCATGGAATCTATTAACTGGAAAATCAGGTTCTACTGACACAATTAACGTATTTATCGATTCTGAACCTTCATCATCATATAACGGTAGAGTGAGATTGGCTATATCTTCATCTACTGGTATTAGTCAAATTTCATCATCTAAACTTCCACTATTTGACGGAGATTCATTTACAATGATGGTAACTAGAACTAGCGGATCTGTTACAGATAATTTTGATCTTTACGTTAAGAAAAGTTTATACACAAAAATTACTCATGCATCTTCTGCATCTGTAAACGTTGCTACCTCTTCTTGGGAAGATGTTACTGACATTATTATAGGAAACGAATTTAGTGGATCGGTTGACGAATTCAGCGTATGGAAAGTTCCTCTTACTGAAACATCATTTGATCACCATGTCAGATGGCATGAATCTATTAGGGGTAACAACTATACTTCGTCAGTACAAGATTTACTGGTCAGATTAACGTTTGATAGACCACAAAACTTAGCAACTTCAACTTTACTTCCAAACTTTGCGTATACTGGATCTAATGGATATGGTGTATCACATGCTACCGCATCAAACTTTACAACGGTTGTAAGCGATCCATTTCAATTTACTAGAATAGAACAAGATTCTTCGTTTGAAGTGCCAACACTTGGATTTAGATATGAATCAGATAAAATACGATTTGAATCTCAATCATTCTTAGATGGTAAGCAACTAGAACGCAACAGTAGAATTACTAAAAAATCATTTGATCAATCTCCTATTGATTCAAATAGATTAGGAGTATTCTTTTCACCAACTACTGAAATAAATAGAGATATGATTAGAGCGTTTGGTGGACATGATTTCATGAATGAAATTGGTGACCCAGATGCAAGATATTCTTCTTCATATGCAGATCTATCTGCAATCAATGAGCATTATTGGGAAAGAAATTCATCTTCAATGAACATATATGATTATATCACTCTAATTCGTCAATTTGATAAAACAGTTTTTGAGTATGTAGAAGATATGACTCCTATTAGAGCTAAACTATCCAAGGGTATTCTTTTTGAACCTCACATGTTGGAAAGAAATAAGATAGCGTTCAAAAAGCCATCTCTATTAGAATATTCTGCAGAAGGTACAATTAACGCAATAGATACTGGATCAATGGCGTCAGGTATAGTAACATCATACAGTACAACATTATTCGTAACAGAATCTATTTTAATGACAGGAGATCAAACTTCATATTCTGGATCTGTATTTACAACAGAATCTATTTTTATGACAGGAGATCATACTACATACGATGGAGATGTTGGTTCAATTTTATCTGGATCTACTGCAATTGATTTTAACCAAGAATCTAAGGCAATAATGGTTGGATACTATGAAAATTACAAAGTACCTAATCACAGCGGGCCAAATTTTGCATCTGCTAGCTATAACTACACATCATTTGGAATGCCTCAAAGTATATTTGGAATTTATGCAATTGAGGGTGATGCTGAAATTATTTATCTTAAGGATGGAGTAGAAGGTAGAAAGAGAGTTAAACTGGAACTTATAGATATTGATAGCTACAAAACAGTAAGTCAATTAATAGACGGAAATACTGATAGTCAAGAAGGTGCTTACCACAATGTAATAGTAACAGAATCTATTCAGCATTTAAACGTACTCCATTCATCTGCTTCATTTACAGCAGGAGGAACTAAGGTTCATGGACATTTACCGTTTCATACATCCAAAACTCAAAATATATCTACTGGTCTTAGAAATTCGTTTTATAAAGGAGTAGATTTGACGGAAGAAACTACAATTGATGGTGCACCACCTATTGAAGTATTTATTTCAAATGTAGGAACCATTAAAGTTAATAAAAGCGATAGGAGCAATGATGAACCTATTTTAAATGTAGAATAATAAAAAACGAAGATAAAGACATACTTATACACAGATAGTAGAGCAAATAAATTAGAGCAACACATATGGCATATTTGAATAATACAACCATTACAGTTCAAGCGATTTTAACTAAAAAGGGTAGACAAATACTCTCTTCAGGTAATGGACTTAATGTAACTAAATTCGCAGCAGCTGATGATGAGATTGATTACGGCCTATATGACGCCGCTCATCCATTGGGATCTGCATACTATGATGATGCAATTACATCATTACCGGTAACAGAGGCAACTCCTGATGAAACTCAAGTTATGAGATACAAATTAGTTACTCTGCCAAAAACAGTAACAAGAATTCCTCAAGTAGTTGCAGGTATTCCATCCATATCTAGCGCATACAACCAAGGAGTTGTTGCAGTTTCTCCATCTACAGATGGTGGTGGAAATTCTAGATTAGGATATACAGCAATTCTGCATAACAGACGAGCTGGGGAAGTGTTGGCGTTTGGATTGGAAAACGTTAAAGTTGGTTCTGTACCATTTTATCTAGGAGATGCTACTGCAGCTACTGCTCAAGTTGCAAGTGGAATAACATTTGAATTTGTTCCTAATTCACAAATTACGACAGACATTACTACTAAGATTACTATTGTAGGAAATGAAACTGGTGGAACTGTAGTAATCCCAGTAACAATAACCGCACCTACATCTACTTAAAATTATAGAGAATAGAAAATGCCAATAGAACCAACAGGACAATTAGCAAGACAGCTTCAAGAACTTATTAATAGTTCAGGAAATGCGCTGGATACAAATAATATTGTATCCGTACTTAATGCATTTCTCCCAGCAGAAAGTAGAGTGACTACCGTAGATACTGGGATAACTGACGGTATTTATAAGCGATTAGGACCAAATGAAATGGTTCTTGGTAAAAACGAAGTTGTTACCACTGGATTGTGGGCAGGAAATACTGGAAGTCTTACAACATTCTTCACAAGTTCAAATCAAGATACTGTTTTAGATAGTGGCAAGTATTATGTAGATGTCTACAATGCTGCAACATCTTCTACAAGTTCTGAAATTCAATTCTCTATCGCATACGGTCACGTATCTGGGGCAGGGGCTCCATCGTTAGAACAATTGGATACATCTAACCTTGCAACAAGGGCAACTTACAATCAATATAAAAATCTTTTGTTAGAACCAAACGATACTAAATTTACTGTTGTAACTGGATCCGCTGCAGGTACTGCTGATATAGATGATATTTACGTGATCAACGTTGCTAGAAACAGATTTAAAGAAAAAATAGATCCAGGTAACTGGTCATTGACACTAACTGCAGGTGGATCTACAATTACACTAATTGATGATAGTGGTAAGAAAATTACAGATAATGTTGGAAAGGCTGGTAGAATATTTAATATTGCATCTGGAGCTCTTCAACTTGGACAAGTTAGTTCATCTGTATACGCAACATCTGCATCGAACGGACAAGGATTTGGACTTATGTATCCTGACGCAGGAATATTCATTCTTAATCCAAGCGCACTATCATCATCACTAGGTACAACGCTAACTCCAAACAAATCTCTTTCAGCATATCAATATAATCAGCGAAAGCTTCTTGTTGCTATAGATGACGGTAACGATTTCCAAGCAAGATCTACAGAAAATATTACATCAAACCACTATTTCGTAAGATTGAACAATAGAGAGTTTAATTTCTCTAACAATCCAACATTCATAACAGGCTCAGTTGGTAAATTTAGGAATACTACATTTGAGGGAGATCCTAAAACATTCCCAACAACAATTGGATTATATAATGAAGCCAATGAATGTTTAGCAGTAGCTAAACTATCTCAGCCAAATAAGAAATCGTTTGATCGTGAATTAAGTGTTAGAGTAAAACTCGACTTTTAAGAATGAGATATGTTCAAAACTATAGATCCAAAGCATTATAATGTACGACCGTTTAAGGCGTACAAATTATGGTCATTAGACCAAGCGTCGGACGGTATATTAGTTTACAGGGGTGAACAGATAACTGGAAGTAATTTTATCTCAGCTTCTGAAGCAACTAGTAATTTAGTTCCTAAGCGATCGATTTATAATCAGATCAATCAAATGTACTATCAAAACCAAACGCCCATAAAGATGGTTGGTATGAAGGGGCAATTTGAAGATAATATTAGGGTGATCAATACTCACTGTAACGTCATTAGCATTCCTACTAGGTATTTTGGTGAAGAGATTCTTTCAGGATCTGTATCTATTACAGACGATACAACTGGACGAACGTATATAGACGATGGAAAGGGAAATTTAGTAGACAATGCAACTCAGTCTGTTCAATTGGGAAACGTAATATATCCACATGGAATAATTATTGCAACTAGCACATCGTCATTCTATTCAGAATCATTTGCCGCAGATTTTACATTGGATTTTAGAAGCACTACTACTATTTATGAAAACGAAATATTTGTAGAAATTGGTGAAGGAGAATTCAATGTATCTCAAAATCCAACGTCATATATCAGCGATGATACTGGATCTTCATTTTATGGTTACATACGAAAGACTGGATACCATGATATTCCAGGAGAAGGTGAAGTTTATTACGATAAGAATTTTACGTCATCATTTAGCAGTTCAATGGGTGGTGGGTTTGGTGATTATGAATATTCATCTTCAGTAGATCCTACTGGATCATATTTAGCGCCATACATTACTAATCTGGCATTCTATGACGATGATCTAAATTGTGTAGCAGTTGCTAAGTTGGCAAAACCTGTAAAATCATTGCCAGATTATCCAATCAACTTTATTATCAGGTTTGACACCTAACGTATATTTATAAGAAATAGGAGAACAATATGACAGATGCACATAAAATGCGAAAATTAATGGATGGTTTAAATGAAAGCGTTAAGCCTACATTAGACGAAGCAAAAGGTTCTGCAAATCTAAAAAGATTTAAAAGTCTTGTAGAAACACAAATTAGTTTACTTACAAAATTAATAAGCGGTATTGAAGATGATTATGGAGACGGCAATTCTAAATCAGAAAAGGCTCTCATTGCGGCAATAGCACAAGCGAAAAAAGTTGAAAGTGAAATCCGTGGCATATACGGTAAATTATACTAGAGAACACTATGACAGATGCAATGAAATTAAGAACGCTAATGAATGATTTAAATGAAAGTGCCAAATTTAAGCGCAATAATCTTTCAGAAGCTAAAGATGCAGGATACGATCAATATGAAGTTGGCAAAACATACCCTACCGGAAAGGGTGGTAAAGTTAAAATTTTAAAATCTAATTTTTATAGACAAGGTCGTGAAGGAGTTGGAATATCGGTTACTTATGAAATCGTATTAAAGGACGGCGTCAAATTTAAAGAATCAAACGCAGGGCAAACATTCCTTGATTTGATTAGAGATACATACTAATAGAGAACACTAATGTCACACAGAAGACGCAGAACGCGATTAAGTATAAGTGGAACATTTTCTTCAAGAAGCAGAAATGGATCTATTCGTACAAGTCTTTCTAGAAGAGGTAGAGGATCTAGTGCCAATATTAGACTATCTGCGTTTAGTAGTGGAGGCAGAAGATCAAGAGGTAGGGCAACATTAAATTTAAGAGCACGTAACAATCGTGGATCTTTAGGTGGTGGAATTTCATTTGGCTTTTAAAAGATCAAAAAGGGTAAAGACGGATCCGTACCGTAGTAATTTTGAACGTACAATTGCAGAAAATTTAAAAGTTATTCGAATTCCAATTGAATACGAAACTATTAAGTTAGCGTATATAACTCCTGCAATTCCACACAAATATACGCCAGATTTCATTCTTCCAAACGGTATTGTTATAGAAGCAAAGGGTCGCTTAAAGGCAGCAGATCGTAAAAAAATGATTTTAGTTAGGGAACAAAACCCAACTAAAGATATAAGATTCGTCTTCCAAAGAGCAAAAAACACAATAAGCAAGAGTAGCAAAACTACTTACGCAATGTGGGCTGAGAAGAACGGTTTTCAATGGGCTCAAGGAACAATTCCGATCGATTGGATAAATGAGAAACGTAAGTGAGTTATTAAGAATTCTAAATTCTGTATTAGGTCCTAGCAGACACAGTAAAGCAGATAACGAAGAATCCTTTAAATGTCCGTTTTGTAACCATAGAAAGTTGAAATTGCAGGTCTCTATTGATAGAGGAGTATGGCATTGTTGGGTATGTAATTCTAGAGGAAAGAGTTTATACTCATTGGTTAAGAAGGCAAATGCAGATTCTCATACGATAAAACTAGTATCCGATTTAACTAGAGATCCTGAATACATAACGTATAGAAAGAAGGATAAGAACGATAAGGAAATTCCAATCCTTCGTCTTCCAAAGGAATTTAAATCTCTACTCAAATTTGAAGACTCAATAGAATTTAGAAATGCATTACATTATGCAAAGTTAAGAGGAATAACTAGAGAAGATGTTATTAAACATAACATTGGTTATTGTGCAGAAGGAAGATATTCAAATAGATTGATAGTTCCGTCGTACGATGATTCTGCTAGTTTAAATTATTTTGTAGCAAGGGCATATTACAAAGATGATCCTATTGCATACAAAAATCCACCAGCAGAACGAGATACAATTCTATTTGATCTCCATATAAATTGGAATGAGCCCATTACATTAGTAGAAGGCGTGTTTGATGCGTTGGCAATTAAGTCCAATGCAATTCCGCTATTGGGTAAATTTATATCTAACTCCCTTCATAGTAAAATTATGGGTAATAGGGTTTCTAGAATAAACATAGCGCTAGATTTAGATGGAAGAGCAGATGCTCTAAAGATAGCAAAGAAATACATGAGTCAGGGCATAAGTGTAAGACTGTTAGATATTCAGGGAAAGGATCCAAGTGAATTGGGATTCAGCGGAATATTAGAGACTGACTCAATTGAAATGGGATTTGAAACATTATTGAAGCAACGTATAGCATATGAATTATGAAACCATTGATGTAGGATTTAAGAAACTACACAGAATTTTTCACATAGCAGATTTACATATTCGAAATGTTAAGAGACATGAAGAATATAGGCAAGTATTTAAAAACTTTCTAGAAGAGATTGATCAGCCAGAACGGGCGTCTAAAAAGTCAATTATTTATATAGCTGGTGATATTGCTCACGCAA